TCCTGATTTTAACATACTTGATACAGGGTTTTCTGAAGATATCGAGGACCACAAGTCTTATAATTTCATCATGTGTGATAATGGTCAGTTTGCTGCTCAGCCAAATAATCGTTTAATTATATTGGAACCAAGTAGTAATCCTAAAGAATTAAAGATGCCAGATTTTAGAGTTGCAACAAAACGATGGTCAGTTGAAACAGATTCTAAATGGGCACTTGGAGAAACAAACACAGTAATGTATGAACAAGGTGATTAATGAAACCGACAATTGCAATATTTCTACACCAACCTAAATGTTCGGTGCAGTCTGGAAATGGCATAATGAAGGCGCTGAGTGATGATTATAGATTTAAGATTTTCACAAAGCATGATTTAGAAGATGATTTTTTTGATGATGTAGATATGGTCTGTGTGCCAGGTGGCATCGGTGATGCAGATAGTTTTGATTACCTTATGCGTGAAAATTTACCACGCATAAAAGATTTTGTAATGAATGGTGGTAGATACCTTGGCATTTGTATGGGTGCATATTGGGCAGACAAAAATTACTTTGACATCCTTGACAAAGTAGATGCGGTTCAGTATATTACACAACCTAACACTTGCACTCGCAGACCACATGCAAAGAATATGCCAGTTATGTGGAGAAATGAACCATGTAACATGTTCTTTTATGATGGTTGTGCTTTAGTTGGTGGTGATATGTCGCCGTATGAAACTGTTGCAACATACAGTAATGGTGATAATATGGCAATCATACAAAATAGAATCGGTCTAATTGGTTGTCATCCTGAAAGTGAGAATCATTGGTATGAAAGTTATAGTTGGATGCGTGGTAAATATCACAACGGGTCGCAACATAAATTATTATTGAATTTTGTTAATGAATTGATGGAGAGATAAATGATTATAGTGGCAACTTGGGTTACAGTTGGATTTTTTTCCGCAATAGGTTGGTATGGTGCAAATCATTTTGTGATTGAACCTTACTTCCCTCCTCCTATTGAGAAGAAGGAGTCGAAATAATGGATATGGATCAGGCAGCCGTATTCTTTGCGGGTAGTGTTTTGACAATGTTGGGTTTTGTCGTAATAGTGGTGGGTGTTGTTGTGATAAACAACATAATTTATAAATTTTGGAAACCAGTTAAATTGTTTACAGAAGATAGTTGGAAAGGATTTAATCCGCCTACTACTGTATATCAAGAAAAAGACAAGGAAAAATAGATGCATTACAAAAGCATATTCATTAGTGATGTGCATTTGGGGACAAAAGATTGTAAGGCAGAATTATTAAATAATTTTTTAAAACATAATACTTGCGAAACATTATATTTAATTGGTGATATTATTGATGCGTGGAAGATACAACAAAACAAGTGGCGCTGGAAACAATCACACACAAATGTAGTTCGTAGAGTATTGGGTTACGCAAAAAGAGGAACAAGAGTTGTCTATATTGCGGGCAACCATGATGAATTTCTGAGACCTATGATACCATATGGTTTTAGTTTTGGTAAGGTTGAGATACATAATCAAACTGAACATATTGGTATAGATGGTAAACGCTATTTGGTTGTGCATGGCGATTTGTTTGACGGCATTACTAGGTTGGCACCATGGTTATCTTTTCTAGGTGATAGAGCATACGATTTTGTATTATCATTAAATAGTAAGTTCAATTGGGTTAGACATAAGTTTGGTTTTGGATACTGGTCATTAAGTCAATTCTTAAAACATCGTGTTAAGAAAGCGGTTGATTTTATGTTTCAGTTTGAAAAAAATCTTGCGGGATATTGTAAGAAAAAAGGATATGATGGTGTTATATGTGGACATATACATCATGCAGAGATTAAAGAAGTTGATGGCGTAACCTACATGAATGATGGTGATTGGGTAGAATCTTGCACCGCTTTGGTAGAACATAGTGATGGCCGTTGGGAGATAATCACATGGAACGAAATCAAAAATGAAATGGATAACTAATTGCAAAAAATTGTAATCATCACCGATGCATGTGCGCCTCAAGTGAATGGTGTTGTTCGAACATATGAAAACATATGTAAAGAAATGGAAAAGAAAAGACAACCATTTGATTTAATAACACCATATCATCCTAAGTTAAAGAGAAAAACTTTAAAGGGTTACGAAGAAATTGAGTTGGTTGTTAATCCATGGAAGATTAAACAACTATTGTGGATTGCCATGTATGAAGGTCATAAGATTCATATTGCAACAGAAGGTCCATTAGGACTGTATGCAAGGTATCTTTTAAACAAACATAACTATCCTTACACATCAAGTTTTCATACACTATTTCCTGAATTCATAAAGAAACGAATTGGTTTGCCACTATGGTTAAGTTATGCATACTTCAGGTGGTTTCACAATAAATCAAAATGCGTTATGGTGCCAACTAAAGGCATGATAGAACATTTGAACACAAAAGGTTTTAAGTTTTTAAAGTTGTGGACAAGAGGTGTTGATAGTGAAGTCTTTAATCCACAAAGAAGGAAAGAAGGCAAACCATTTATACTATGTGTATCGAGAATTTCAAAAGAAAAGAATTTAGATGCATTTTGTAAATTGACAGGTCGTAAAGTCCTTATTGGTGATGGACCTTACTTAGAGTCTTTGAAGAAAAAATATCCAGATGTAGAATATTTGGGTGTTAAACAAGGTGAAGAATTAGCCGAATGGTATGCAAGTGCGGATGTTTTTGTATTTCCCTCAAAGACAGATACATTTGGAATTGTCATTTTGGAAAGTATAGCAAGTGGTACGCCTGTTGCGGCATATACAGAACCGGGACCACTAGAAGCAATTGAACTAATGTATAATGGGATGTATAGTGAAAACTTACAACACAATGTAAATGCATGTTATTCAATTAACAGGCGTGAAGTATATGAGTCGTCCAAGAAATGGACATGGGAACATTCAACAAAACAATTTTTAGAGGCATTATGATTAAGAAAGCAAAAAGTAATTTAATGGATGAGAGACAATCATTCAAACCCTTCCACTATCCATGGGCATATGAGGCATGGTTGAAACATGAACAAATCCATTGGTTGCATACTGAAGTTCCTATGTTGGAAGATGTTAAGGATTGGAAGAATAGATTGACTGCAAGTGAGAAACAATTTCTCACACACATTTTCCGTTTCTTTACACAAGGTGATATCGATGTAGCAGGTGGTTATGTAAAGAATTACTTGCCATATTTCCGTCAACCAGAAGTGCGAATGATGTTGTTGGGTTTTGCAGCTCGTGAAGCATTGCATATTGCCGCCTATTCACACCTAATTGAAACTCTTGGACTGCCAGACACAATGTATAATCAGTTCTTAGAATATGATGCGATGAAAGAGAAACACGAATATCTGTTGGACATTTCAGACCAGAATACAACAAAACAAAACACCGCAAAACATATTGCCGTATTCTCGGCATTTACAGAGGGTATGCAATTGTTTAGTTCATTCATTATGTTGTTGAATTTCCCACGCAACGGCACTATGAAGGGCATGGGTCAAATTGTTACATGGTCAATCGTAGATGAAACAATGCATTGCGAATCAATGATTAAATTGTTCAGAACATATGTTGAAGAAAACAAAGAGATTTGGAATGATGAGCTGAAAGGTGAATTATACACCATCGCAGAGAACATGGTTCGATTAGAAGATAAGTTTATTGACCTGGCATTTGAAATGGGTGAGATGACTCGACTAAGTAAAGAAGATGTGAAAAATTACATTAGATATATTGCAGACCGCAGATTAATTTCATTGGGTCTCAAAGGTGTATTTAAAGTTAAGAAGAACCCTTTACCATGGGTAGAAGAAATGGTTAATAGTCCTGTTCACGGTAATTTCTTTGAGAATCGTGTAACAGATTACGCCAAGGGTGCTTTGTCGGGTAATTGGGATGAAGTATGGGCTGAGGCCGCTTAATGCCAGAAATCATATACACACTAATAGCAACACATATGGTATGAATTTGACATAGGATGGTTTTGGTTGAGAGTTTTACATAATTTAAAATTAGCAAAAATTAAGGATTACCAATGAAAAGATTATTAATGATATTATTACTAGTGCCTGTATTGGCACTAGCATGGGAACAACAAACACCAAGACAAGTTCAGGCATGTGCTGAATTTGTTCCATACGGCGCACCTGTTATCCCAAACAAAGATGCTACTGCAATTTGTCGTGTAGGTTATTATACTGTGCATGATAATGTCGCAAAGATTCCAGTATATGGTGTTTATGTTCTTAAACCGGAAAACGCACTAGGTTGTTGGCCAAGAACAAATGCATTTACTGCTGACCAATCACTACCAAAAGACCGAAGAGCAACACCTGATGACTATGCAGGTACAGGTTACGATAAAGGTCATAACATTCCTGATGGCGACCTATCATATGGTGAGTATGTTGAATTAGAATCCTTTCTAATGTCCAACATGATGCCTCAATTGCCTAATCTAAACAGAGGTATTTGGAAGAACCTAGAAACTAATGTCCGTATTTGGGCATGGCAACACGGTCATCCATTGCAAGTGATTGTTGGTCCCATCTATCAATATGGAGACCCAACCATTGGTAAGAACCAAGTGTTAGTACCAAGAGCATTTTATAAAGTTGTTATTGATACAGTAACAGGTGAACACTATGCATTTTTATTTCCACACAAAGACGGTCTAGGTGCTGACCCTTCAGTTGTTCAAACAACAGTTGCTGAAGTGGAACAATATGCGGGCATTACGATTAACTTACCTGCTGGCAGAGTAAAAACAGAAAAGTTTCCAATGAAACTTGCTGACTTTGGTGCCGCTCTTAATGCAAAAAAGGCTAAATGTAAATGAGTTCATTACATCACACATGTGGTGAGTGCAGTTCCGAGTTTACAATCAAATACGATGAACATGAATGTGAATCAGACCCTCTACATTGTCCATTCTGCGGTGAATACATACTAGATATGGACAAAGTAGAGGATGACGATGAATGACTTGGTTTTATCATAACACACCGCAAGAATTTAAAGAAGAAGATATCCAAGAGTATTTTGGATTTGTATATCTTATCACACATAACCCGACTGGCCGCAAATACATTGGTAAGAAATTCTTTACCATGGCGGCCACTCGCCAAGTCAAGGGCAAACGGAAGAAAATCCGCAAGTCTAGCGATTGGGAGAAGTATTGGGGTTCAAATAAAAAACTGCAAGAAGAAGTCAAACTCAACGGGGAAGAAAACTATACCCGTGAGATTCTGCACCTATGTAAAAGTAGAAGTGCTTGCAGTTATTGGGAAACTTTTGAGATTTTCAACCGGCATGCATTGGTTGGAGACGGATATTATAATGAGTGGGTCTCTTGCAAGATACGCAAAGACCATCTAAGTAAGCTATAACATCAATTCAAAGGAGGACACCGATACTTATAAGTTTATGAGAGGATTTAAGTCTCAAGATAGGTAAAAGTAAACAATAATTGCCCGATTACAAACAAAGGAACCACATGGCTCGCAAACAGACAGCAAACAATGAAGTAATAACAGTAGCCAAGACAACTAATCAATTACGAATTAGAATTGATGACCTAAAAACATTTCAACCACTAACAGATAATCAAAAAAAGTTCTTTGATGCATACAAAAGAGGTGACTACTTTGTAGCACTACATGGTGTTGCAGGTACAGGTAAAACATTCTGTGCATTGTATAAAGCAATCGAAGAAGTATTAGATAAATCAAACCCATTCAACAAAATCATTGTTGTTCGTTCTGCGGTGCAAAGCCGTGAGATTGGTCACCTACCTGGTGATGTAAACGAAAAGATGGAAATCTATCAACAACCATATCGCCAAATTTGTGATACACTATTTGGTCGCCGTGATGCATGGGATAGGTTAGAAGAACAACACCATATAGAGTTCATTTCAACATCGTTCATTCGAGGCATGTCATTTGATGATGCCATTATTATTGTGGATGAGATGCAGAATATGACCTTTGAAGAAATTGATACAGTAATGACCCGTGTTGGTTATCGTTCAAAGATTCTATGGTGTGGTGATTACAGACAGACCGACCTGAACAAGAAGAAGAATGATATGTCAGGCATTTTAAAATTCTTTGATATCGCCATGCATATGAAGGCATTTACAAGAATTGAATTTACTGCCGATGATATTGTTCGTTCCTCATTAGTGAAAGATTACATTCTTGCCAAGATGCAGTATGAGGACAAGATTTCATAATATGACATAGTTAGAGTATTGCCTCTATTCTATGTTGCAATGCAGTATAATTGACTAAATAAGAGTGTGACGCCTAAACGGGTCACACCTTATCTTTTTAACTCGCTTAACTAAGGAGCAATTATGTTTGCATTAAACACTTTTATCGATTCTTTCCAAAATGGCAAGAAATATTTCGTAAATTCATTTGTCACCGACAAATCTCTCAGCGCTTCTATCAACGCCTTTGTTGATGCACAGACCGCTTACACAAAACAAGTTTTCAAAACTACAAATGAAGTTAGTGAGTCTATCGCTACTCAAGTTCAAAAATCATTTAGCACGGTGAAGTAATGAAATCAATAAAGAAGTTTTTCATTGCGTTCATTGAAATTATCCAAAACACCAGAAAACTACAAGCAGAAGAAATGAAGAAAAGGTATTTTCAGAGATGAAATACCTATTATCTAAAATTTCCAACTTGTTTAAATCTAAATCAGCACTAGAAGAATTCATTATTTCCAAGAATCCTACAAATGCTGGTGATGTTGAACATTGGACTAGAGTTTTCAATCATTCACATTACAGAGGTTTATGATGTTAAACTGGATACCAATGACCGATGATGATTGGGACTGGGTAAACGGAAAACAACCAGAACCAAAGACTAAGTGAGGTTTTCGTATTGCATACATAAAGATATGCAGAAGAAAACTATCAGTAAACCGGTACCCTCGAAGCGATACTTAGAGTTTGCTTCGAGGTCCAAATCATGGATGCCCGTCAGCCGCAATGGTTGGATTATTAAGTTCTCCTCATATAGAGACAATAGCATCCTTTTATTCGTAGTTTCGCAACATACAGGCCAGACTATTATTCGATATTTTAAAGATGAAGATGAGGCCTGCAAATTCATCAATCTAGTTATTGAGCTAAATTCCCAAGAAGAATACGACCTTTAATGCCCGCCTTTAGGTGGATTTTTAGCATAAATAGACAATAAATAGATTATTCCAATCTTTCCGTAGAGAGAAAATATGGCCATTTCCAAAATAGTGCAAAATTCCCTAGATACTGATTCTATTAGTCTAGGTCCAAAAATTCGAAGCGTTCAAATCGCTAACAGTACCTATGTTGTAAAAGATGATACCGCAGTTAATACAGGTGGTGGTTATATCGTTATCACAGGTTCTGGTTTCACTTCAAATTCCACAGTATTAATTGGTAGTAACACCGCATGTTCGGTGACTTATGTTTCTACGACACAATTGCGAGCTCAAGTTCCGTCTGCAACACCAGGTTCTTATCCTGTTTATGTTGTAACTGGAGATGGAGGTACTGCCATTCGTGTTAATGCATTGACATATAGTGATTCTCCAACATGGGTCACAACAAGTCCATTAACGGCGCAAACTGTTGATACTGCATTTTCTATTCAATTATCCGCAACTGGTGCAAACACATATGTTCTGCAAACTGGTAGCACATTACCATCTGGTGTCTCACTAGCAGCAAACGGATTATTGTCTGGCACAGTAACAGGTATTAATGATGATACGACATACAATTTCACAGTAGAAGCGGTTGATGCCGAAGCACAAGAATCACCAAAAGCACTGGCAGTTACAATTAATGGTTCTGATCCTTATTTTAATTTAACCACAATGTATCTAAATGGTGACGGTACAAATGGTGCAAATAATAGTGTAATCGTTGATTCTTCAAATAATAATTATACCATTACAAAAAGTAGTGATACAACACAAGGAACATTTAGTCCATTTAGCCCTGCCGGTTTTGGTGCATATTTTGATGGTAGTGATGATTCTTATTCGATACCTGAAAGTGCCGATTTTAGATTTGGTACGGGGGATTTTACAATTGAAGCATGGCTTTGGATTGAAACTACTTCCAATTCGCAGTTAGCTTTCCATCATAACGGATCAGGTGGTTCTTTTATTGTGACTGGTAGTACCAATGTTCTACCAAATCGATGGAACCATTGTGCAGTTACAAGAACCGGAACAACGGTGCGTTTTTGGATTAATGGAGTTCAAGATACTGGCGGCGCTCAAACAATAGGCGCAACAATATACAATAACAGCGATCCTCTTTATATTGGTCGTGGTGCTGACCATTCTGGGGCTGGGGCTTCTGGTCGAGATATTTGCCATTGTGGTGAAGTTGGCGGCAGTGCAAATAAATGGTTCTGGTATCTTGCTAGTGGCGGAACAGGATTTTTTAAAGGATATATTTCTAATTTTAGGTTATCTAATAGTGTTAGATATACAACTACATTTACTCCTTCAACAGTTGATTTAACTAATGATGCCAACACAAAATTATTGACACTTAACAGTAACAGACCTTTAGATTTATCTTCTAGTGCAAGAGTTGTCACACCAATTGCCGGTGTCAAAACAACAAACTTTTCACCTTTTAAATTTACGGCAATATATTCTGCGGAAACTCATGGTGGGTCTTTATATTTTGATGGTGATAGTGATGTTGTATATGCAACAGAAGCTAGTTCGCAATTCACATATGGAACCGGTGATTTTGAATATGAATGTTGGTTCTACAATGATAGAGATTCCAGTTTCACCTCTCAAGAAACGCTTTTTGGTAGAAATAGTACCAGTAATGATTTATCACCATACATTTATATTGTTCCAACATCAAGAGTAATTTCATTATATTATCAATCTCAAGTTTTGGTTGGTTCAACTGTTATCAAACCATATCAATGGTATCACTTAGTTGTTTCAAGGGTTAGTGGAACATCAAAAATATTTTTAAATGGTGTGCAAGATGCAACCGCTTCTGATTCAAATAATTTAACTGCTGCCGGAAAATTGGTTGTTGGTGGACAATGGACTGGAAATACTAACATGTTTAAAGGTTATATGTCGGGTATAAGAGTGAGAAAGGGGTCTGGTTCAACTTCTGTCACTATTCCAACAACACCACCTACCGCAATCACAAATACTAATCTATTGTTGAATGGTACAAATGCTGGAATTATTGATTCATCCACTAGAAATGTATTAGAAACAGTAGGTAATGCACAAGTAAGCACAAGTGTTAAGAAGTATGGGACAGGGAGTTTAGCGTTTGATGGGATAGGAGATTATTTACTTGCGCCAAATAACCCCGCATATTTATTTAACACTGGCGATTTTACTGTTGAACTTTATTATTATCCAACAGCTTTAGTAGGTTCGCCAGCAAACAGTCAAGCTTTAATTGGAATGTGGGGTGCAGGTACTAGCCAAGCAAGTTGGTTACTTTATTATTCTAATGGTAATTTATATTGGTACACATCTACTAACGGAAGCACACAAGTGGCATCAATTACTGCGTCAAGCAGTCTGTCTATCAACAACTGGTATCACATTGCATTTGTTAGAAATTCTGGCACAACAACAATTTATGTTAATGGAACATCAATAGGCTCAACTGCAACAGTTGTTAATCTTTTTAATGCGAATTGCTCACTAGTAATTGGATATAACCCAATTGGTGGAACACCTGATTATCTTTACGGTTACATAGATGACCTACGCATCACCAAAGGGTATGCTCGATATACAACGACATTCACACCACCAACTGGTACTTTCCCAAGAAGGTAATATATCATTGCCTTAAAAGACCCTGCTTCGGCAGGGTTTTTTGTTTCCGCCTCACTACATATGAGTATCAGATATAATCCATAACATGATAGTCAAAGGCAAAATCAAAAAGTCCCGCTTAGCCGCATTGGACTTTTTTGCCTATTCTCTATTGACAAAACAGTTAAGTAAGCATATAATAGTAACTGTAATCTTTCGTAGGTCACTTGATGTTCTCGGCATTACTACCGTGGATGACTATAATCTAAGTGGCAAGCCGAGAGAATTCATTATTGATATAAATTTGAATCAGACCGAAGAAGAAATCCTACGCACATTGGCACATGAAATGGTGCATGTAAAACAATATGCCAAAGGTCAATTGGACGATGAAGGCCGATACTGGTGCGGTGAGAAATTATACAATGAATTGCAGTATCACGAACAGCCATGGGAAATCGAAGCACATGATGTAAGTGATATCTTATTAATGGAATATATGGAAAAATGTAATGGATGATAATAACCTGATTGAAATTGCTAAATCGATTGACGATGTGTTAATGGAGAAGCTTCTGAAGTATAAACTCTCGGTGAATGGACTCAACGGTGTGGTACTGGCTCGATTGATAATGTTGAATCAAGAAGCAAATAACATGGTTAGCCTGCGTGACTTTATGAATGATATATTAGCAAATGACTTTGGAGTGCCAGATGAGCAAGAGCCAAAAATACATTGAAGATAACACGGAACTCATAGAGCAATGGGTCACCTGGCTTGATTCTGAGACCCGTATGCATGTCATGTCCGATTGGGAAAAGAAAAACAAGCGTGAGTTAATGCATTTTCTTGCCGGTCTATTAGAGAATGAACCTAGTAAAGTATAGAGATGCTGGTATGAAAGACTATACCTATTTTTGGGTAAAGGACGATTCGAAGGCTATTATCAGTCCGTATTTTAATACAGTAACAGAAGCAGAGAATTGGGCTCGTAAGTTGATAGAGGAAAAGAAAGATGAACCACACCGTTGAAGAATATCCAGGTCATATCAAGCAATTAGAGAATTACATTACAATTCTTGAAGCCGAGATTACCAAGTTTGAAAATAAGGTTGCACAATTAAGTGACAGAATCCGTGAACTAGAGTCCCAAGTTTACGGAGGTTCCGTCAAGTGACTGAGCAATTAGAATTCAAGTTTTTCTGGCCATTAACAGAACAAATCCCATTAGAATTAGATTATACCGATTGTGCCAAGCCACGATTGAACTACCCATTAGGTGGTGGTGGCGGGAATGGACCTATTACAGTATCATTCGCTCCATATGCAACAGGTCATACGACAATCACCGCTTCCAATTTAAGCCTAGATATAGATACCACTACACTAAAGGTCAGAGAGAAACCTGGCTTTTGTCGTAGAACAATACTCAAATGTTTAGGTCTAAAATGGGAGATAAAGAAATGAATAACTATTGGGGCGAACCAGAAGATGATGGAGATATGCCAGATTGGATGAAAGCATCTACGCATCAAAATGGCGGTAAACCAAAGAATAAAACAAAATCATTGGAAGAAGCAATCAATCAGGCGATGCAAAAACCGCCAATTGATACTTCCCATCTATCATGGGACCAATGGAAGCCGAATGAGGATATTGATGAGGCATTATAAAGAATTTGAAGATTGGTTCTATGAGGTCGAAATCACAGGTACAAGAGGTGACAGGTTCTATGATGAATTCCTGTCCCATATGCCAGATGATAGTCTAATGAATTGGTTGAAGGCCGCATGGGAGTGTGCCCGTATGGAAAAGATTGAATGACAGTAGAAGAACAAATAGAAGAATTTTTGGAGATGTATGGCGATAGGTTACCCAATCCCGACCATTGTCCCAAAGAGTTTGCATATTATGTGCTGCTATACAAATACAGTAAAGGTTTATTATGAATATATTACAAGCCGCCATTGAGAACCTATGGTACTGGACTTATGGAATACTTGTAGGTTGGGGTGCATCCTTTACGATATGCATAGGTCTTATTATCTTCCTATTCCTAGAGATAATGCGCCTCCGTAAGACAGTTAATTACCTTTACGGCAGAGTAATTGCCAATGAGCGAGAGTTAAGCCTATATGTGAATAAGGATGGCATCAAAAAATGAAAGTGACCGAAGTAAAGACTAAAGAAGATTATGTTTTATACCTTCAATCCGTTATAGATTACAAGGATGAAGTAATCGAAAGACAAATGAATCAGATAAAGAAACTATTGGAGTTGCTTGCTGACCGAGAGAATACACCAAAATGAATGAGAAAGAACAAAGAGAATATGATGAAGTAGTCGATTTGCATATGGAAAGAATAGAGAAATTAGACTATGCCAAAGAGAGATATTCCATATGCAAGTCCTGCGACCAGTTTAATAACCTATTGAAATTGTGTGGATATTGTGGATGCTTTATGCCTGTAAAGACCCAATTCAAAGTATTTACCTGTCCGATGCAGAAATGGGGTAAGGTAGAGTGAGACTAGAACATTATTGGAGGGTATAAAAATGGGTAGAAAATCGAGACCTTGGGTAGTATTAGTTAAAGACAAAGACAATTGGTGGCCAAGAAGTTATTTTGATAGTAAAGAACAGGCCGAGAATTGGGCCATTGAAAAATCTAAGAATAGTAATAGTGTATTCCGTGTAGAGAGAAATAGTCCAACAAATCCATCTATATTTGCGAGAAAAAGAACCTCAGTTTATACGCAAAAGGCCAATGATAAACTAAGAACTCATAGTGGAATGACCATAAAAAGAACTTAAAATATGATAAAGTATAAGACTATCGGCTTATCTGTAATAGTAATAATATTCTTAATACTCCTCATTATAGTACCAAAACCTGAGGGAATAACCTATGATTGTCGCCTTGCAGAGATAAGTCCAGACTATCCCATAGAGGTAAAGAATGAATGCCGTAAGAGAATGAGTATAAGTAGGTAGTAACTCTAGGTATTCCACAGATAGGTTTCCGATGCCAAACCAGTATAAAGAAAAGAAATGTCCCGAATGTAAAACACCGCATAGAAAAAGAGGCCTCTATTGCTCACAGTCTTGCGCCAATACTAACCAATCTAAATCACCTGAGCATATAAAGAGAATAAAGAAGTCCCTCAATGAGTATCAGAATTCACCAGAGGGTCTTGCTAATGCTAAGAGACAATCACTTAGAGCCTCTGCTATGCGTAATGATGAACCACTGCCAGTCACAATAGAGGATTTTGCAGTTGATATACCAGACACTACCGAACTTAGCGATTATGACCTCGATGGATATAGTCGTGCTGAGAATTGGTAGAACCCGCCCGCATCCACCCTTCCATTATACCAGATAACCACCGAATTGTCAAGTAATACCGCTGGCCCGTTGTTGTATAAAAGCAACAGTATTTCTCTAACGGAATCAATGACTTACACCAGGCTTGACAATTCGGTACTAGTGGCATATAATGGCCACATGATGAGAAAAAAGCGATCCGACCGAAATTATGTGCTGTATCAGTTGACCGCTGATAATGAGACCTATATTGGCCTTACTGTGGCACAAGGTCAAGCATTCCTCCGTAGTGTAAAGGTTCGAGTGCAGAAGCATTTGTCCCGAGCGAAGCGTGAAAATAAAGAATGGACACTATATTCCTTCCTGAGAGAAAACCCAGAGACCACTATACAATATGAGGTCATCGAAGTTGTGCGTGGTCGTAAGCCTGCGTACCAAAGAGAGCGAGAGCTAATCGCTGAGTATGAACCAACCCTTAATACATTCTAATGGAGAACTAATCGTGGTACCTACAATCGAAGAAATTAACGACCTATGCCGGGAAATTGCAGAGGAAACTACTGATATTACCGAAGAGGAATTGGCCTTGCTGGAACTGGAAAAGCAATATGAATTCATGAGCTATGCGGATGAAGCGGCCGATGCGGATGCGGAATACTATGGTGTTGCTTAAAAACAACACAATCTTGACTAATCCGGTCAAGTATGAATGGTGCTGGTTGACAATTCGGCACTTTGCTGATACAATTATACCATACTGAGAAATTAATTGAAAGGAACTCAAATGTCTAATTTTACTTTTGCCTGTGCTTCTGTGAATGGTCTTACTCTTAACCAAAAGCGTGAGACTATCAAAGCTCTCCGTGAATCAATCAAGTCCGAAGTTGCTGCTCGTAAGGTTGCTCGTGAAACTGCTAAGTCACAAAAAGCACTTGCTAAGACTGCTCGTGCTGCTGTGAAGGCCGAGAAAGCCGCTGAGCGTGCTGCTAAGAAAGCTGCTAAGATTATCGCCTTAGAAGCGAAGTTGAATGCTTTGAAAAACCCTGTTGGTACTGCTGCTCGCAAAGCCAATAAGAAACCATCGAAAGTATCAGTAACCAAAGTTGCTGTTGCTGCTTAATAAAGGAATATAATGAGCGAAGTCTTGACCAGTTGGGAAGAAATGACAGTCCTAGAGCAAATGCAATGCCAATATTGGGACATGTATAAGGATGCATATGGTGTCCGACCCCGTGGTATTGATACCTCCAATTGGTCAGAGGCTGAATTCATGGCTGAGTTTGATATGCTCGCCAAGATTATAGAAGCAGAGTATATTGCTCGTAAAGAAGCAGAAGCACAGGCTATCATTGCGTTTGAGGACCGTGTGCTTAATCTAATGCACACTGGCACCAATCGTGAGCGTGTTATTGCATGGCTGATGGATGCAGAAGGTGCCAATGGCGACCACGAATATTTTTGCTTTACGCAAGGTCTGCCGTATGGGTATTTTAAGAATATGGAGAAATAAAATGGGCAAGATGAAAGAACTATTGCTGGAGATTGTAGAAGCCTATGATTACAATGGCTTGACAATTAAGCAAATAAGTGATACCTATGGGATGCCAGAGGATCAGGTCATAGAGTTACTGAGTGAACACAGCATGACATTCGCTTAGGTCAAAAGCGTGGTAGGACAGTTGGAAGGAGTCCTCTAGAGCAGGTCTACTATTGCTCAAGAATCCTTTGCTGTTCTCTCACTAGGACAAAAGCAGAAACCGGACAGAGAACCACAATAAAATTTTTTTCGGCCAGGAAACACACAGGAAAGATGGATATATGAAACTAGTGCAAAATGTATTAAAGACTCAATATGAGCAGATGCATACTACCTATATGAAAGCGCATAATGAAGAAGTGCGTTCCCGTATGGAACTCAATAAATTTCAGAGAGAGGTTTCGAGACTGGTCAAATGGTCTCAGGACTCTGGCGTTGTATACCTTTCATACGGACTGGAAGTCTATGAGGTACATAAGAATAAGAAGAAGCGTGCAAGCGGAGATAATACATTCAAAGTCTTAAAGGCGAAAAGAGTGATTTGTAATGAATACTGGAGAGATATGGATTCTCTCCGTGTTGATATTGTGTTTGATAACTTAGGTGAATATAAATGAGTAAATGGAATTTCGTAATTAAAGAACTAAAAGCACTCCAGCAGGAGACGCCAGATACACAGGTTATCGTAGAAGCGTATGTTGAGTGGGTATTATTAAACGGATATAAAATTTCAAAGAAGGAAACTTTCAATGCCAAAAGTGGTAATTAATACATGTTATGGCGGATTCGGTTTATCTGAGTCCTCTCTAACCGAATATAAGAAGCGTAGAGATACAACAGAGGATATCTGGCATTGGGACATTCCACGGGATTGCCCTCACCTTGTCGCAATGGTCGAAGAAGGTGGTACGGATGTAAACGGACAATTTTCGGATCTAAAAGTCGTGAATGTTCCTGATGATGCCAATTGGTACATCGAGGAATACGATGGCATAGAGCATGTCGCCGAAAGACACAGGACTTGGAGTTAATATGAATGAATTGATATCGAAACTATTTAAACAATCTGGTGGTAGTATAGAAATCGAGAATGGTAACTTCTGGACTTATACTACGGAAAACTATGACCCTGAGTTATTCGCCACATTGATTGTGCGGGAATGTGTTCGTGAGTTTGTTCGCAAGCAACCAGTATCCGTAAATGTATCTAATCGTGCCAGGCATGTATTTAAACAATTCGGAGTTGAAGAATGAGTCCAATCGAAATAACTGGATTGAATAAGCGCCAACAAATTTTGGCCGATATTATATGGGGAATTGATGATTGGCCTGCGGTCGAAACATTTATTAATTCCTTGTCGAAGCGTGATAAAATCGATTGTGAAGGTATTATCGAAATGATGCGTATGTCTCTAGTCGAACAATATGCGGAAGCAATGAAAAAGGAAGGTTTGATTAAAGATGAATATGCCGATGCCAAAAGACTAATCGAAAAGGTAAAGCGGTAAAAGTGATGGACTGGCGCTTGACAAACAAATGAATAGCTCATATAATAGCGGTGTTCCGTTTGAGAGTATAGAAAGGTACCTAAATGCTTCGAAGTGTAATTAAAGTAATATTATGGATAGCCGTTGTTGTAACTATCTTTAATGAGATTTACCTGAATGCCATAATTAATTTGTTAATTCTGGTATTGTTAGAACTCCAAGATATTAAAGAAGGGAAGAAACTATGAAAATAGGATTTTTAGGTCTGTTAGGTATATTGTTTATCGGTCTGAAGTTGACTGGATTTATTGATTGGTCGTGGGTATGGGTCCTTGCGCCAATATGGTTTAGTTCTGCCATTGTAATCCTTGCCTTAGGCTTATTGTTTTTTGCGGAGTATAAAGGCCTCGGTAAAGTAACGATTCGGAAGGCAAAAGACTAGGCAGCGCCGGAACCGTTGAAGGTTATGTGTTGTGCCCGAAATACGGATAAGGTTGACAAATGAATGATTATCTGTTATGATGTGTATTATGATTTATATTATGGAGAAAAGTGATGTATAAAAGATTAGCAATTGTTTCTGCGGTAGTTATGTTAAGTGCCTGTTCGAGTATGCCGTTTAGTGATAAGCGAGTGCAGGCAGAAGATTCGGTTACTGCCGAGTTTATGGGTGGTGACTTGAAAATCACCTATACAAAAGAAGGTCGATTTGAATCCATGACGGCGGCAGGAACTGCTCGAGTGACTTCTACTCTACCATCCGCAACAGAAGAAGCCTTTATCGTGGCGAACCTCCGTGCAAAGCAAAAGGTTGTTGAGTTTATGAAGAATGAATTGGAAGGCGATAAGTTTACCAAGACAGTCTATAACTCATTGCAAGAAGGTCAGGCCATTAATAATCAGGCCAACAATGAAGTGAATTCAAAGATTGCAGGCGATGTGCAAGAAAATATCAAATCCAAGACTAAGGCAATCCTACAAGGTGTCTATGTCGAATCAAAGAAGTTTGATACTGCAACCAATACCGTTCGTGTGGTCGTAAAGACTGGTACGAAAGATATTCAGACTGCAAAAGAAATGCGTATGTTAATGGGTAACTAATGCGAAAACTACTGATAGGATGCCTACTGATGGCATCCACGGCAGTATCAGCACAACCGGCATTTGACCCGTTCTCATTACTTACTTTAATCTTTCAAGGTGTCCGATTCTCAATGGAAGAATCTTCACCAAAAGAGATTATTGTTACTTCAAAGGGAACTGGCAAGAACCAACAAGAAGCCATCGATTCAGCATTGTTTGCAGCCGTTCAAAAGGCAATTGGTGTTCTGGTCGTTTCTGACCAAACTGTTCAAAATGATAAAGTGATTCGTAACCTGGTCGCCTCATATTCTTCTGGTATTGTCAATGAATACAAAATCAACAAATGTTCAGGCGTACCGACTACATGTGAAGTAACCGCAAAGGTATCTCCATGGAAGTTTATGCGAAGGTTAGAAGGTGAATCACAAACTATCAAAGTGAACGGAAACGATTTGGCAGCTCAGGCCGCCACCGCCCGTAATACGCTGATACACCGAGAAAAGATTACACGATATTACATGTCACAAATTCGGCAATCAGGTCTGGATGTGATTGTAAGGAAAATGGAAATCATACCATCAACCGGTAATGATGTGAAGTTGGTGATTGATTATGAAGTAAAATGGAACAAAGAATTCAAAGACCATATTCTATCCTATCTAAAGAAATTGGAGAAAGATACGGTTCTGAATCAATCTGAAAATGAACAAGTCTATATTCAATGGGCACCTACGGGTATGTTTGAAAATCGTGTGCGTATCAATACCTATGATAATAATTTCCGCATGATGATGGAACACTACATGTTTGAGCCAGTCAAGGTGAAGTTTAACGAATTGGATTTATGCGTGGAACACCGAATGGACAACAATGTTTTTACAATTGATTGGTACGGGTTGAGGAGACAAAAAACCATTTATGTCAATCTTGATAAGTTGCGAAATTTACAATCGATTTCCATGCAGATAGGATGCGCTTCCTAGACTGTTGCTTTTTAGCAACACTTGACTAAATTACTCAAGTATTGACTTGACAATTCGGCAGTTAGCTGATATAATACTTCCATGATAGTTGATAAGGAAACAAAAATGTCTGCATTAAAAGAATACACCCTCGAAATTTATAAAGTTGACCGCAGGATTAAAGGTGGTTACAAAAAAGTTGAAGTTATCGATTTTGCGCCTTCAACCAAAGATTTTATCGACAGCGCCGCTTCTGATTATATGGATAATGGTTACCTCGTTAAAGTTTTTGAAACCTATGTTACCAAAACTAATTTAATTGGTGGTAAAGAATTCACCGAGCGTTATGATACACCTCATTATTGCTCACCTTCCTCAGAATCTTATTGGAGTATGTAATCATGGCATATATGAATCAAGAAAAGAAAGCGGTTATTGCCGCCAAGGTTAAACCGATTTTGAAAAAATACAAACTAAAAGGTAGTTTGTCGGTACATAATCATTCGAGTATTACCTTAACCATCAAATCTGGTCCTATCGATTTTGGTGGTGATAATATTCAAGTGAATCATTATTGGTTGGATGACCATTATGGCGACCGACCAAAGGCGTTGAAAGCGCTGAAAGAATTAAAAGATGCTTTAATGGCGGCGGATTATTATGATGAGTCGGATGCCATGACTGATTATTTTAATACTGCTTATTATTATCATATTAATGTTGGAAAGTGGAATAAACCATATGTTGTTTCCGTGTAAAGTTAAATGGATTGCAACAGCGGTTACCTTGGTTGGTGCCATGGCGACCGCTTTGCAATATGACCCGCTAAACATTTATTTGTTAAATGCGGGTGCAATTTTGTTTTTATGGTGGGCAATCCTGATTAAAGACAAAGCAATGATTACTGTTAATGCTGGTTTATTGGCAACATATATTTTGGGAATTTTTATAAGGTTGTAAAATGAAAGTGAAAATCAAACCTCGCAATTTGGTTGCGAAGGATTTACGCACTCCTAAATATAGGATGCGTGTTGTTGCATCCGTAAAAGGATACAACCGCAAATCTGAAAACCAAACATTGCGTAAGGAATTATCGTATGGATGAAAGACTAAAACCTAGTGAGTATGATGGCATTTATTTTTTGCCTGGAAATACTGATAATGAGTTGATGCTGAGTTGTTGGGAATTTAAAACGGATTCGGAATTCGCAAACTCAAAACCTTTAGGTGATAGTCAAATTGGTCACACATACCACATTGCCTTCTTCACTAAAGATGAGGAGGGTCATCCGGTATTTGATGAACATTTTGAAGCGATTTTAGGTGACCCTGAAACTTACCTAAAAAATCTGACTGGTTCAGGACTGTATGGGTGTATTATAAAGAAAACCGAAGCATCAGGCAAATGGTTTGAAGAATACCTCAAAAGAGCATTGAAACATGTTAAGATGAGTAAAATGAAATCGTATGCTGAATCAATTGCAAACACATAGAAAGTGAGATTATATTATGCCTAATTGGTGTTCTAACAATGCAGAGTTTAATAATGATGATGTTGCTGAAGTTGCGAGACTAGAAGCACACCTAAAATTCTTAGACGAAAGAGAAAAAGGTGAAACTGCCGAAGCAGGTTTATTTGGATATTTTGTACCACGACCGCCTGAGTTTGATGAGGGTGAATCTTGGTACGGGTGGAATATTTCAAATTGGGGAACCAAGTGGGAAGCATCCATCTATTCTTGGGAAAGAGTGAATGAAAATTGCATTAAGATTAATTTTGATACTGCATGGGCACCACCTACGATTTTTTATGAGACAATAGCACAAAATACTGAATGGTATGTTACTGCTACTTATTGGGAACCTGGTATGGGATTCGTAGGTTCGAATGAAGGCGGTTTCGATGACTGTTATGAGTATTCTAATGCTGATGATATTGAAAATATACCCGAAGAATTGGTTGATGAGTATAATCTGCACGACCAATTCGAAGAAGAAGATGAAGAATGGGACGCTGAAGAAGAATTGGAAAAGATTGTGAATGATTTTAATGTTGAAGAAGAACCAAAAGGCAGTCAAATTAACACTCCCGAAGGTCGTGAGTGGTTGAAAGGACTGTTACGAAGTGAAAATGTAAAGGTTACATTCACTAAAAAAGACGGAACCGACCGGGAAATGCTTTGCACATTGGTGAGTGATAAAATCCCAAGTGAAAAAGCACCAAAAAACACCGGGAAAACTGGTTCAGATGAGGCAATTGCAGTTTTTGACTTGGACAAAACTGAATGGCGCAGTTTCCGTTGGGATTCTGTAAAGAAAATTGAGTTTACACTTGGAGAATAGTAGTATGAGTAAAAAATCTAGCAAGAAAAAGACAAAAAAACAAATATTTGTGGTTGAAACCGTAAATACTTTTTATGAAGTGCATTTGGTTGAAGCTTCAAGTGAAGCCGAAGCAAAAGTAATCGTTGAACATAGCGACTATAACGCTTCAAAATGGTTAGGACAACAAATTGCAAATGTTTCCGTGTTCAAAGAGGAAGATATGCCTCGATTGAAGCAACTTGATTCGTATTTTTTCGAAGGGTATGCTACGACCACGGAAGATGGTGACTTAGTTTACAAAAGACCAGATGGTTCTGTAAACGGCGGCATGCATACAACAAATATTTCTGGATATCTGAAAAATATTCAGGCAGAAGTATAAAAAAGAGCTTGACTTTTACTAAATAATTTGATACAATAACACTATTATGAATAACTTAATACATTTATCGACAACGCTTTGTTCCATGCTCCCTGAGACATGGCAGGCCGTTTATCGCTCACCAAGAAGTGATAATAAAGGCTTTATTGGACGGGTTGGGTTTGTGTAAATAGTTTTTCTTAGTAGAAAATCACAAACCCTAGACCTAAAAAATCTAGGGTTTTTTGTTCTTTAAAAATTTGAGTTGTTTTGTTGGCGCATGGTGTAATGGTAACACAGCGGACTTTGACTCCGCTATTTCAGGTTCGAGCCCTGATGCGCCTGCCAAATGGAAGTGTGGCCGAGTCCGGTTTATGGCACTAGTCTTGAAAACTAGCGAACAGAAATGTTCCGTGAGTTCGAATCTCACCGCTTCCGCCATATAAAAACATATTAGTAGTGTGTTTCTATATGGGAAGATTGGCCGAGTGGTTAAGGCAGCGGTTTGCTAAACCGTCATTCAGAAATGGGTGGATCAGTTCGATTCTGATATCTTCCGCCAAATGTGTGGGTGTGCAACTGAAAGGCGAGGTAACGGATTGCAAATCCGTATTATGCAGGTTCGAATCCTGTCACCCACTCCATGTTAGTAAATTGAAAACAAAAGTAGTGTTGCAATCTGGCAACAAACAGACTTGACAGTTCGGCCAAAGTCTGTATAATACGATGCATAGATTGAGAAATCAATCAAATGTTCTTTAAAAATTTGAGTTGTTTAATATGCTCGGTTCGTCTATCGGTTAGGACGCTGCCCTTTCAAGGCGGAAAGACCAGTTCGATTCTGGTACCGAGTACCATATTAAATTACATTAGGTTACCAACTCCAGTAGGTGACTTATTTGGTTGAAACACAGGCCGCTGTGAACCAGTTATAAGTTACATGAAGCAATCCGACTGTGCTGGATTAAGTTGAATCGTAATGTGGAAGTTGTCTTATCGGCAGACGAAGCCGTGAGAAGCCAGATGAAGTTCTGGAACGACAATGACATCCTAGTGTAATTTAATATGGTATCATTGTTAAGTGTTATCAGGGTATCGTTATGGGACGCCATGACTATGCGGGCCTAACTGTGCGAGGAACAGGTCCTGATATAACCGTTATTCGCTTGTGAGTGTTAGCTACATTGTTCACAAATTGACACGATAACACTTAACAATGATAAAGTTTGGGAGTATAACTTAGTGGTAAAGTAACCGGCTTTTAACCGGTAAACCAGAGTTCAATTCTCTGTGCTCCTACCAGTTGAATACAAAAACGAAAATGTGCGATTCGTTCTCTGTAAAGAGTTTAACAAGGGTTTGATGTGGTAATGCCTTCTGCATCATGTAATAGGCAATTCCTTGTTAGCATTAAGTTTCGGAGAGCGAGAAGCATTGGTGACTTCAGCAGACTGTAAATCTGTCGCCTCAGGCATACGGGGTTCGAATCCCTGGTTCTCCACCAATTTGGTCTCATAGTATAATGGTCAGTATAGCGGCTTGTCACGCCGTTGATAGGAGTTCGATTCTCCTTGGGACCGCCAAGTTTATAGCGGGTTAGAGTAACGGTAATTCAGGAGTCTCATAAGCTCCAGATGGGGGTTCGATTCCCTCACCCGCAACCAAGTTATTGTCTAGTAGCTCAGTCGGTAGAGTAGCGGACTGTTAATCCGTTGGTCGTAGGTTCGAACCCTACCTAGACAGCCATGGTGATGTAGCACAGCGGTAGTGCAATTGCTTCATACGCAATAGGTCGTTGGCTCGAATCCAACCATCACCACCAAGTTTTGCCCTAATAGTTAAATGGTATAACAGTTGCCTTGTAAGCATCAATTCGGAGTTCGATTCTCTGTTGGGGCACCATTTTTTTATCCGAGTGTAGCGCAGCCTGGTAGCGCATCTGGTTTGGGACCAGAGGGTCGGGAGTTCGAACCTCTCCACTCGGACCAATTCGGGGGATTGGCGTAATTGGGAACGCAGTAGCTTTGCAAGCTTCAGTCAGGAGTTCGAATCTCCTATTCTCCACCAGTTTAAGTTTACAATAAAGTTTTTTAAGTTTACAGTCGGTCGTTAGCTCAACGGATTAGAGCACAAGGCTACGGACCTTGGGGTTGAGAGTTCGAATCTTTCACGACCGGCCAAAAATAGCCGTGTAGCTCAGAGGAAGAGCAATCGCTTGATAAGCGATAGGTCGACATTTCGAAATTGTCCATGGCTACCAATATCTCGCTAGTGTTAACGGCAGCACAATGGTCTCCAAAACCACAAGACGGGGTTCGAATCCCTGGCGGGATGCCAAATTAAAAATAGAAAGTGATAAAATCATGCGTAAGTTAAATTTAGAAGAAGTCAGACAATTTATCGAAGCACAAACACCACAAACAAAAATTTATATTGGTTGTGATTCGGAGAGAGTTAAGATAGATAAAGTATGGTACGCAGATTATATCACGGCTATTGTAGTTCACATTAATGGTAATAATGGTTGCAAGTTATTTGGTGAAGTTATCCGTGAAAGAGACTATGACCAAAAACAAAATAAACCTAGATACAGATTAATGAATGAAGTTTATAAAGTTTCGGAATTGTATTTGAAATTGGCCGATGTTTTGGTCGATAGAGTAGTGCAAGTCCATTTGGATATTAACCCAAGTGAAATGCATGGTTCTAATTGCGTTATTCAAGAAGCAATTGGATACATTCGTGGAACTTGTAATGTTATACCTCTTGTTAAACCAGAAGCGTTTGCGGCATCATATGCAGCAGACCGATTTAAAGGATTGAAAGCAGCATGAGTGATGGTGGAAAAGGAAGTAAACCAAGACCGTTTAGTGTAACCCAACATGAATATGATAATCGTTGGGATGCAATCTTCAGTCGTGATTTACCAAAAGAAGATAAATTAGTTTTGCCAATGCCAGGTACAATTGGTGGTGCAAAAATAGTTTTTGATGAAGATATGCCCGTTTTAGAAAATGAAGAAATGTGGTCTCAACGGGTTATTGATAATAAGCGGGATTAGTTTAATGGTCAA